CAGAAATAATGTCATCATTAAGCATTGCATGGTGAACAGCGGCTGCTTGAATGGCAGCAGCACCACCGTCAGTAATTACAACGTCGCCACTAACAACACCGAAATAGTGATCACGAAGACTATCAACACCAACTCTCTTAACAACACCACCATCAGAGATCATCAACTCATCAGCGTCAAGGATATCAGCGTGAGCCAATTCATCTTGACCAGAGATAATATCTTCAGCAAGCATACCGTGCTCTACTGCACCAGCAGCGATTGTTACAGCACCGTTTGCTGCAAGAGAAATGTCACCTGAAACAGCAACAGAGAGAACATCAGTTCCGTCTCCAACAAGAATTTGACCAGAAGTCTTAGCAACTAGCTCAGCAGAGCCGGCAGATGTTCCAGCAAGAAGAGAACCACGAGTAATATCGTCAAGCAAGTTTAACTCAGTAGTTGTTAAAGTGGCACCATCAAGAACAGACATTTCTGTTTCGCTGATTTGAGCAGCACCAATATGTAAGGCAGAACCAGACAATAAATCATCTTTGGCTCTAATTTCGCCTTTGGCAGTGAGAGAAGAATCTATTTCTAGATCCCCTTGTATACTAACACTACCGGTTACAAATTTATAAGACATATTTTAATCCTCCTAAAGATTATGAATTATATAACGTAAAAAAACGTAAGGCTCCGTAAACACGGACGTCCTCGATAAATAATTAGTTGATAAAATATGAAAAAACTTTTTTGCTTTATTAAAAAATGAAGAACTTGTCTACACCATTAGTGTATAGGTTAATAGCAGCAAACGGACTTACTAAAAAAATACTATTTTGACCATCAATAGTTTGGCTTCCTGATGCACGAACCTCAAAAGTGTGTGAGTTTGCTGATCCCGCTTCGTCCTTTATCGTAAATGTTTGGCCGTCAACTAAGTCACTAGCGTCTAGTAGTGTTATTAAGATTCCTGATGAGGCGCTTATGCCAATGTAGTAATCATCCTCAGAAAGCGAAGAATTTCCTGTAATAACTCTCCTGTTTCTTGTTTCAATCCCGGCTGGGGCGGAAGATGTTAGGATAATATTGTTACCAGCATCCAAGGCCAAATATTTAGTTGTAACAGCAGTGCCGCTGGATAAACCAGTAACCTGCAGATTGTTGTCAATTTTAGTTTTTCCTCCCGAAGAAGACACAACTAAAAAACCAGAAGCATCTGTGTATAGATCAGAGTGTCTACTTTGGTCTCCCGGAGCCAGATAACGTGAGTAAGTCAACCTCAATTGTGGATCGGTTGTTAAAATGTCCAACTTTCTTTCTGGGTCGTTTCGGCCAAGGCCGACTCTATCGTTGGAGGATTTGACAAACAATGTGTTGGAATCCACATTTAGGTCTCCGGAAATTGATAGTCCACTTAATGTACCAACGGAAGTTATATTTGGCTGCGATGCTTTTGTGATCGTTGCATTTACACTAGTTGCTGTTATTGTCCCGACGTTACTTAGGTTCCCTCCGGTTATTAAAGTGGTCCCATCTGTTAATGCAGAACCAGTTATGTTACCAAATCTTCCAATCGAGGAGGACACCGCAACAGATGCGCTCAGGTGCCCAGAAATTACAGTGTGTTGTGTTGATAGAGAACCAAGCATTGTGGAACCAGAAACCTTGAAGTTTGCAGAAGCAGTCAGGAAATTGCTTGATTCTATGCTAAGATCACCGAAGGAGTCTACCTTGAACTTTACACTATTGGAGCCATTAGTGAGCCTTAACTGATCTAGTGCACTTGTTTTTATTTCTAGTTTAGCAGAAGGGTCTGGTATTCCGATTCCTATTCTATTTTGATCAGAATCAATAACTAGAGTGTTATTATCTAAATTTAATCCATTTATTATAGATGCAGACGAGGCATTAAAAATTAATTCATCAGATCCATCATTACCAAAGATAATAGAGTCTGCATTAACCACGAAATCTGTGACTCTTGCGCTAAGGGTTCCCGTAATTTCAAGATTACCAGCAACCCTCATGTCTCCTCCGACATCTAATGTTCTAGTGGGAGAGTCTGTCCCGATCCCTACTCTCTGCCCTGATGAGCTTAAGATTAGAAATCCATCAGAATTCGTGAACAAGTCTGAATGGATGTTTTGATCTCCGGGTACCAAATATTTAGAATATGCTAGTCTTAATTGAGGATCGGTAGTTAGAACATCAAGTTTTCTGACTGGGTCTATTCTTCCTATTCCCACTTTGTTAGTTGTAGAATTCACCTTAAGAACATCAGTATCAACCGTAAAGTCTCCCGTTACCGCCAAAGAATCTAAGGTACCTACCGACGTTATGTTTGTTTGCGCTGGAGTCGAAATTACACCAACATAATTACCAGCGGTAACTGTAGTGGCACCAGAGATAGTTGTTGATGTTATCTGTACTGTTGAGGAGCCGACTTGAATTGAGGTGTTGAACACACCGGTGCTTGCTTGTACTTGGGTTCCGACATAAACGGATGCCGAAATTCCACAAGAAGCAGTGAGTTGCCCTTCTGTTGTGATTACATCATTGCAATTCCTACCCAGAACAGCATTACCATTGACCCTGAGATCTGACGAGGCAGTTAGTGCTACACCAGATGGATTAACATTTAAATTACCAGCCGAATCGACATTAAATGATGTCGCATTAGATTGATCATAAGAAAGCATAAGCTGCTTATTGGTAGATAAAATTTCTAACTTTGCATCAGGGGAATCGACTCCGATGCCAACTCTAGATGGTGAGTTATCTAAGAATAACAAATCAGATGAAAAATTTAAGTCATTTGGAATAGAAACATTGGAGCCACTAAAAGTTATTGTGTCTGAATTTGAATCTCCTAGGGTTATTGTGTTAGCAGAAACAATGAAGTCGGTAACCTGAGCACTTAGTGTTCCTGAGACATGAAGATTTCCAGAAACCCTCATATCTCCATTCACATCCAGCATCGCACTAGGTGAATCAGTCCCAATTCCAACCCTTTGTTCAGATGCACTTAAGATTAAAAACCCATCACTAGTGGTGTATAGGTCCGAATGTATGTTCTCGGTTCCGGGCGAAACATATTTTGAATATGCTAGTCTCATTTGTGGGTCTGTTGACAAAACATCAAGTTTTCTAACAGGGTCTGCTCGCCCTATCCCGACTTTGTTTGTTGTTGAGTTCACTTTAAGAACATCTGTATCAACTGTCAAGTCTCCACTAACAGACAAAGACCCTAAGGTCCCAACACTGGTTATGGAAGTCTGTGATGGGGTTGTTATTTGGCCTATAAAGCTTGTAGCGCTAACTGTTTCGGAACTAATATCAGTGACCTTTAAAGCAGAAGATGTTATTTGACTAAAAAGGCCCAAGGAAGATGAGACTGAAACCGACGCAGATAAAGAACCAGTAAGACTCAAAAGTGATCCATCGAAAGTAAAGTTCTCTTCACCATTAATGCCTGAGGCATCAATACTGGTTATTATTCTATTGTTTCCGGGATTTGTGTATTCATCAATTAGTATATCATCCGCTGAAACTGACGATGTTAAAACTATCTGATTGTTCTCTCCAAGAGCTAAATAATGTGATGAACTGCTTGCTGGTGTATCTTGTAAACCAAAAATAGTTATTGGGTTCGCAGAAGATGAAAGACTTAAACTACCGGTGAAAATGTGAGTGTCATCTGTAGAATCGCCAAATAATGTAGATCCGGTCGCACTTAGGTTTATAATGTTTTTGTTTGTTACATTAATATTTAATTCATTAGCACTTATGGCACCAGAAACATTTAATGCACCGGTAAGGTTTAAATTTCCTAATTCGTCATCGTAAACAAGATTCTTGCTACCAGTCAGTCGACCTGTTTCTTGGGTCGCCTGCAAAGACCCAGATGGGCCTTGCGTCTGGGTCCCGACTACATAGGCCCATCCGAACTCTGCCATTATTCATTGATCCCCGAACCTGATAACTCATACATTCTCTCTGTCGGAATATTTGTTAATTCTGCTGTTACTTCGATTGTTGTCTGGCTGTCGACACCAGATATATAAACTTCTTTTGTTTTCATTGGTAGGTCGATAGAAGAACCATAGCCTTGTAGTTCGTAATAGTGTTTATTATGATCAACAGAACTCTTTGGACCAGCAATAAAGTTTGCATTATTTGGACTACCACCCACGGTTGCGTCGTTATTTCCAACTCTATCAAGAATCGTTGTTGTTGTATCTGCGGGAGATAGTTCTTCACTAAATCGATACCAGTTTTCCAAAGAACTAGCAAATGACAAGCCTGTTGGATCTCTAGGGTATCCTCCATTATATAAATCCCCAACTTGATTTGCATTCAAAGCAGAACCAAAAATAGTGTATTCGGCATAATTTTGTACATCAGAACTGCCGTTGATAGGTATTGCCCAGTTGGTTATGTCATAATATGCTGTTATAGCACCAGAGATTTCTAGCTGCCCATTTATATAAATGGAAAGAAAATTTGAATCTTTATCTATAACCAAAGCAAAGTGGTGCCACACGTCATCGGTAACATTTGAAACAAGTTTGTCCACAATTAACCCAAATGCTCCTAGCCTGAACTTAATTACTCCTGCGGGGGCTTGTGGAACATATCTTATAGCGTTACCAACGAGTCCAGTTCCGGCAAGAAAAACAGAAACTCCGTTAATACCCGCCTGTGGTTTAAACCAAAAAGCAAGAGTAAAAGAATTATTAGATCTTTCTGCTGTAAACGGAATGTTAAATTGATTATCAACAGAACCATTTGAATTAGTATCGGGAAAGTTCATTCCGCCAATTAGATTTCGTACAGGGGAAATTCTGATTTTCCCTGTTGATTGTTTTGTAAAAGGACCGGGAACATAAGTTAAATCATCAGGCGAAGGTGGGTTACCTCTAAACCAACCTATTTTAGCACTACCTGAAGCAGAATTTCCGGTTGCTTGATTTAGAAAAACATTAAAATAATCAGAGCCAGCCGCCGGGGGGCTAACATGGACAAGTCCCGGTGCATACTTACCATCAGAATCATCACCCCAAGTCCACCATCCAACCAAATTGTCTTTTAAAGAAGAATAGTTTGGATTAAAATATTCTCCGTTGTTATATAATTCAAGAATCTGGTTGTGATTCATCCCAGTGTTAAAAATAATCTCCTCATCATATGAAAAAATTGAAGCGGTTTTACCGGAAGAATTAAAGCCTTTCATAATATTATTTGACTCTAATAGTTGCCCACCAGTTCGTTTTGTTGCAAATGCTCCATTAACATAAAAATGTGTAGACCCAGTTTGTTGAGTGATTATAAGATTATTCCAGTTTGTTCTCATATCATTAACAGCCAAGTCACCAGTATTATATGTTGCAGTATTCAAACTGTTTGGATGTGCAGATGCAACATCTGCTGCGTCCCACATATAAACTTTTATGTTTGCAAAGGTCCCTGTTCCGGCAGCCATAATTAATCTATAGCCCAAAGGTGACGGTCCTAGCATCGCCAGCAGCATGTCGGTGGTTGAATCGGGGGTACCCTTGAACCACAAAGAGTAAGTATAGTCTCGAACACCCGAAGATGTTCCCCCGCCAAACGAGGGCAGGTTACCTTGTTGTGCAAAGCTGCTGTTTGTTTGATAACTCCACCAATAGGCCCCACCAGCACCACAATCAACATTTGTCGCGTTATTCGGAGGTGAGGGTATTCGTATTTTTATGTTCTTTGCAACGTAAGGAAGTTCAATTTTAACTTCCTCTTCGGCATTAACCGACTGCCTCTTAACATAAGGCGCCCCGGACACCTGATAAGATCCGACATTCCTTAATCCTACGCTATAGACATTTGATGACATTGAAAACTCCTTTTAGTGTGTAATTCCGGAGCCAGTAAGATCATACATCCTTTCGCGTGGAATACCGGTTAAACTACCGTAAACTTTCCACAAAACGTCACCGGATACTGCCGACAAATAAACTTCTTTACATTTTACATTTAAGGTTGTTGTTTCATTTTGCGCCAATTCAATATAGCATGCTGGGTACCCTTGGATCGAGCCGGTGTTAGCAAATGTAATTCTTAATCTACTACTAGGGTCGCTTGAATAATTCCAAACGGAAAATGTCTTTGGAACATTGGGAAAACTAATTGTTTTTTCTAGGCCGACCCCTATTTTATTTTCTGTTGATCCTATAAAAGATCCTGTTATGTAAGGCTGTCCTGATACTAGATAAGAGCCAACGTTGCTAATTCCAACCGAGTAAACGTTTGGAACTTGTTCTAATAGTCCGTTACCTGAGGATGGAACAGAAGCACTAATGTCGGTTATCCCAGACAACCCATCATAAGAATATAACCTATTAGTAGGTATGTTAGTTAGTTCAGCAAAAACAGAGCATGAGATTGCATTATTGCTTGCTGGAGCTATAAAAATTTGCTTGGCTTTTGCGTTTAATTCTATTGATGTAGAAGCAGAAAGAAACAGCCAATTACCAGACCCAGACGCAGCATTATTATAACCGTAAGAACCCGTTTCATTATTTAATAAGGGCGCAAAACTAACAATCGCATTGTTGGTAGGGTCTAAGTTAGTTACTCTTATTGTCTTAGAGACATAAGGAAAATCAAATGAAGATGACAAAACAGACCCAATCACGTTTGAAGTAACTGATGCACTTAGGTAAGGGTGGCCTGAAGCCTGATAAGACCCGACGTTTCTTAATCCTACTGAATAGACATTGGAAGACATATTATAAAACTCCTACTACATAACTAGTAAATTTATTTAATTATTGCCGCGATCTCATTTTACGCAGCGCTTTTTTATGCCTTGCAATCGCTCTTTTTTTTGCAAGACGTTTTTTAACGGAGGGTTTTTTATAAAATCTTCTTTCCTTAGTTTCGTCGATTATTCCAAGTTTTTTACACTTTTTAATAAATCTTTTGATAAACCTATTGGGATCCTCATTTCTGCGAGGTTTTTCTACATGATTTGTGGCCATTTAATTTCCTGCTAGTTTTTTCCACACCTTAGAATTCGCAAACGAAGATAAATCAACGCCCGGATCTCTAGGGTCAATACCATCCAGTGGCTGAGACCCGTGCGGGTTGTTTGAATTGTTTCTTGGTGAACTTGTTGGTGTGACACCCTCAAATAAATTAACTCCATTATAAGCATCTCTACCAATAGCATCAAGCATTTTATTCTTATGTTCCCTCAACTTTTCTTGTCTTTTGGAAATCTCTCTACTTAAATCTGGCTGTTGTTTATTGTTTTCTTTTGTTTCTAGAACGACACCGCTGGTTCCTTTTACAACCTCGGAGATAATAGTAGATAATGTCCCGTCTTCAAAAATGATTTCCCTCACACATTCTTTTATGAGTGGTCTAAGAATTTTTTTTAATTGCTCTGTTTTCATTTAATCTCCCAATATTTTTCTAAATAAGTGATTAATGCTGTTTTCTCTCGCTTCTTTCAATCTAGTGGACACTACAGACTTTTCTTTAGGATATACATAGGCATCAGGCGTTGAAGGTTCAGATACTATGTCAAAGCAAATTAGCTGAAAATCGCTTTCCACCTTTACAACACCATTCGCCGCTTCAGTAACAGAACCCAGACCTCTTGAAGAAATGCCCAATTTAACACCGGCATTTATGAGGTCCTTTAGGATCCGCCCAGAGGGGGTGTCAAGAACTTTTAGTTTTCCCATAACATCTTTTCCTTCCCACCAAACATCTGTGACTATATGAGAGACGTTCTTGAGGTTTACAACAGAGTCGTCTGGGTGGTCTAATTCTCCACATGCACGATCGTCTTTTACAATCTTAGCATAATTATCCATTTCTCGCTTAAGTACTTGATAGGGGTAAACCCTACCATTACCATTTTGTTTGTCGGCTGTTTGTAGTCGACCTGACATGTATAAGGCTCCATTTGACATTTCTCTTTTCTCTTCTTCAGTTAAAAGATCTTGACAAATTCCTCCCTCACACAAGGCATAGAATTCTCGCAATAAAGTTTTAGACATTATTTCCTCAAAATAAATTATTCGCCGGCGCTACCGGCGCGCTTCAGGATCCGCTGCAGCAGCGACGGACAGGTTGAAGCATCCATCGTTTAATCATCAACATAATCACCTCCTGATCTTGATGATACTCTTAATCCATCATCATCTACGACCATGGAGAGCAAATAAGTAGTTCCGGCTCCCAAACAAGAGAGACAGAAAGCATTCCCAAGGGAATATTCAAATGTAAATAGTTCTGTGTAGCCGTTTATGCAAAACAAAAACAGAGAACACCAAAATCCCATGCACAAAGGGCAGTGGAAAAGAGTGTTCCATTTTTTACTATAATCTTTTTTGGGCCTGATGTCCTCAAAGATTTTTCCATAAACCAATATAAATGTCATGCCATAGGTCACTAAAATAAAATTTAATAAATTCAATGTGAGCCTCTAGTAAACAAATCTTCCATATAGGTAAGGGGCAAAAATGGTTCTTGTATTTATCGAACCCTTATCAGCTTCTTGTGGAACTTCACCAAGATCAGTAGAAAATTCATTATCAGGCTCTATAAGAGCATCATCTTGTATTTCCTCATAAGATGTGACACCGGAAATCAGAGATTGTTCAGTCTTCATCCATTCAAAGATGTTTAGTAAGGTAGATTTCACAACATCAAGTTCACTTGATTCTTGCAACACACCTTCTAGAGATCCATAAACATTCCCGCCTTGGATAGAATCATAAACAATGATCCCTTTCGATCTTAAAAATTCTAAAAGTCTAGACTCAGCACCATAGACCATATCTGACATAACATCTTTTGCGAAAGTCACTACTTTTTTGTTTGATGGTTGGATTACTATATCTATAAATTTGTGATCCAAAATCATTAGATCACCACCAAGCGAAGATCTTAGTTTTAAATTAAAATCTACTGTGTCTTCTTCGATAATTTCTACTCCGACTTCCTCAGTGCTTGAAGTTATTTTTATAGATAGAGTGTCTTCTTTCTCTTTTGGGTTGTCATCTTCGATGTTGATTTTAACTGTCACCTCTTGATACCTCCGCTATCAAATCTTGAATGTAAAAGATTTCCTCAATCATTTGTTGATTTATTGGAACTTGCGAGTAGCCCAGCAGCTTTTCCCTAACTTTTTTAAAATTTTCATTAATCGTGCCGTTGTGGTTCTTTACTATCTCCTGCTGTAGGGACTCTTTGAGGCGTCCAATTTCTGTATTTAAAAAACTCTTAAGTCCCAATCCATTATCAGAAAATGAGATAATATAATTAGTCAAAAGGTCTTTCTGTTCTTTTCTCAATGTCCTTTCGTACGCGTTGTTAAATTTGTTAACAAATGTTTTATATTCCAAATTATCTAAGTGTTTCATCTCAGATGTTTTCTTATCTTTTCTACCGAGGAATTCAATAAGTTTATTTTCAAGCATTATCCTTTTTTTGGCAGGCAAAGATTGATTTTGAAAATAAAGACCAACCGATGCTATGTCTTTATAGTTTGGAATAAAATTAGAAAAGACTGAGTTGCCTAAGTTTTTATTCATTATATTTATCAAGCTAGTTTGAGAATTAAAGATAGTTTTTCGGTTTAAATTATAGAAATCAATTTTTGTTTCTTCCAATAATCTTTTGGAAAATGAAGAATCTAATTGTTTTGATTCTAAAAGAGATTTGTAAACATTCAATTCTTTTCTTAACTCACTGTTGTTACTGAAAAATTCTTTCAAAACTTTCTTTGTAAGAAATTGTCTTTTTTTGTCTTCTCTAACGATTGCTTTTGTTAATTCTTTTATTAGGCATTCGTAAAGAAAAGCGGTGTTTCTTTTCTTATTATGTTTCATCTTCGTCAACCTTTTTTAGTGATTCTATTAAAGACTTAATTTCAAAGTCAGTATTAAATAGTTTATGTTCTTCTAAAATATCTGTTTGCTTGTTTTCCATCATACCTCTAGAAAGAGAGTCTAATCCGCCAAAGCCAACTTTTCCCGGAAAAGTTTTACGTAAAGTGCCGACCTCGCCTGTTGCAATATTATTCATTTGCTTGCGTCTCCCGCCTTTTCTGTATGTCCTTTGATGCCTTTTATACTTGCCTCTTTTCTTAGGTCTGGCGTCGTCATCACGTTTTCCGGGTGGTTCTGCCAAAAGAACATCGTCATCATCTCCACTGTCGTCACCGCCAACAAGGTCATCACCACCAAGGTCACCACCTAGGTCATCACCACCAAGGTCACCTCCGAGATCACCTCCTAGGTCACCCCCAAGGCCTCCGCCGTCTCCCTCTGCTGCGGCTGCTATAGCCTCTAGAGATGCTGCGACTTTCTTGTCATAAAACATTTCACGTTCCATTCTCACATATTCATCTTGCGACAAACCAAGTAAATTTTCTGCAACCCAACGCTTTGAAAAATAACCTTCTGTTGCAGCCCCAGCAATGTCAAACTTAGTCTTCCAATGCTCAAGTTCTTGCATCTCGGCAATTTTCGATGGATTGTTTAAAGACAGATCAAAATTTAATAAATCATCCCCGCGATATCCTAATGTAAAAAGATGAATGATGCCTATCTTTTCTAGTTCTGACACTATAATCCTTTGTAATCTCTGGATAGTTCTGGCAAACCTTATATCTTTTTGTGCTAATGTGGTCTTGTCTTCCGTCGCCCCCTCGCCCATAGTTAGATAAGATTGTGGGATTTTGAGTGCTGAGAATAGTTTATCCCTAAGATACTTTACGTCTTCAATTTGAGCAGTAAAGGCTCCACCAGATAAATTTGATATATCGGTACTAGAGGTACCACCTTTTACGGGAATAAAATAATCTTCTTCAATAGACATGGGATTGTATCTTAAATCAACTCGACCAGTGTCGGGGTTCACAACCTGATGTCTTTTCATTTGAGTCATAACTTTTTGCATATATTGCTCAACTTCTTGAGGCGCTATTCCTCCAACATCAATTTTAAACACCCTTCTTTCTGTAGCTCTGACTATTCTGTAGGCCATCATAGCATCTTCAAGCAGAGTTAATTGTCTCCAGATTCTTCTAGCAGGCTCCAGCGCTGAAGTTCCATAGGGTGCATACTTATCATTCCCTAGAACCCTAAAGTGAGCAACTTGCCAATTTTCAAAAGTCAAGCCGGCTGAATTCCACTGAAATTGAATATAGTTTGGGTTTGTATCATCTTGGGCTTCAAGTCTTTCTACTTCTTGTGGAGGCAGTCCTATGCAGTTCCTAACTCCCTGTTCTTCATCAATGTCTAAATATAAAAAGAAATCCCCATATTTGCACATAGTCCGAGCCCATCCAAAAAGATTAGAGTTTATATTTAGAATATCATAGTAGAGAGATTGCAAAATAAATTTTATCTCTTCATTCGCACATTTTATTTTTAGCATTGGAGTCAAAGCAGAGTGAGTTGTCATTTCATCAGCATAAATATCAAGCGATGAGGCTATCTCTGGCGTGTATTCCATTTGATCAAAATCAACATAACGTTCCGATCGATTCCTGTTTTGAATCATGTTTAGGGCCATTATGTTCATGGGATTATATTCAACTTTTTTAAATTGAAGACCAGAGGTAGATTTGAACCTTCTAGAAAACTTGTCCAATTCTCTTCGCCGAAGTTGACGGCCTGTTTGCGTTCTTCTTTGAACCATTGGTCCTGAGAAGATCCTAGTCAACGCTTTATAAAGTGGTGCTTCGCTATTATTTGGGTTATTACCGGGTTTTCTCTTTCTACTAGCCATTGTTTATCCTTTGTAAATCCATAAAAAATCTTTTTTATTTTTTATTTGTTCTTTATTTTTTTCTTCAAAACTTTGTTTGTAACCTTTTTGTCCTTGGATTTTCGTGTCAAAAGTTTTTGTTGATTTCATAATTCCCCCCAACATTGCTTTTTTATACTCCATTTCTCTTTGGTTTTCCTGCAGGGCGGTATCTCTGACCCAACATCCGATCGCTAAAGACATAACTAAATCATCATTGTAAGATCTCATCGCCTGTGGTTTTCCATTATACCATATAAAAGTTTTAAATTCATGAAAAATTCTTGAAGAATTTACTTTAATTAGTTTATTTCTTACGTACTCCTCTAATTTAGCCACAATTAAAGGCCTAGTTTTGGTACTGGTGGTGAAACCCATTATAGCTCTGTCGTTGTTTTCAGCTAGCGCAGAGTCTATAAATTCATGGGTCGATTTTATAGAGCAATAAATATTTGGATACTGTAGGTCGTTTAATTTCTCAAGGACCGATATTCCAATGCCATTATTTTCTACAACCAATAAACACTTACCATATTCATTACCGGCTTCATTTAATATTTTAGAGTAAAGATCAAGGCTTGGTTTGCCTTGATATTCGGCTACAACATTCATTGTGTCTAATCTGATAATATGGAAGACTGAATAGTCCGCTCCATCGCCTCGCGCAACGTCTGCAACCAACAAATAAGGTGCTCCCTCGATATATTTTTCCCAGATCCAGAAATTGCGATCATATCCAGTTTTGTAGATGGGATCTTTTATTCCTTCAAATAGCCATTGCATATCATCCGGGTGGATAACTGTGTCGCCGGATGTATTGAAGTTACACTCCAATTCTTGGGCGATTTGTCTTCGAGACATATTTTTTGTCTCTTTGGCAAACCATTTTTGATCCCGTTCTGGATGTACATCCCAAGGTAGATTAATTGGGTGGAAATCGTTCTCACCAGCATCAGAATCAACGTATGTCTTGTGGAACCAATTACCTACCCCATTAGGGGTTGATAAAGCTATGCAGCGCCCTCCAGTAGACAAAGTAGGGTAAAGACCTGTCCACAACTCGTCAAGGCCTTCTACGTGTGCTGCCTCGTCTATAACAAGCAATGATAAGGCTTCCGAACGACCCGCGTCTCCAGAAGTGGTTCCGGCTTTGATCTGGGAGCCGTTTGATAATTCGAATGAAGTTTTGTTATCCGTGACAATTTTGGCTATCTTAATCCAATCCGGAAGGTGTTTCATAATAGATTTTACTTTCTTTACTAAGTTCGCTGCTGTTTGAAACTTAGTCGCGATAACAAGAATATTCTTGTCTCGGTGAAAAAGCATAAACCAGACAATGTATCCCGCTGAGATTGTGGAGATACCAAGTTGTCTGGCTTTTAATATAATATTGAATCGATAATCGTTGAAGTCCTTGAGTAGGTCTTTCTGATAATCGAAGGTTTTGAAAGGGATGAGTCCTTTTAATGGATGTGAAATCAGGCAATAGTTATCAATGAAGAATTGTGGGTTCTTCCCACACTTCACAATCTCCTTGACAATTTCTTGTTTTGAGAGTTTAAACGCCATTTAGCCTCTAGTATTATGCATTCCATTGTTGAAGAAGAGAAAGAGCACCACCGGTATCTATACCCGCTTCTTCTAGTTCCCTAATGGCTCTAGTAATCCCTTCAAAACCTGTTCGATCTTTGTTTACGGATTCCTTACCTGCCTGTTGAACCGCTCTAATAATATTATTTGCTTCGGCCTCAGGGTTCTCTTGATAACTAGCAGCCACTGCTGCATCGAATACATTTTTCCAAGCAGCCTTTTTGTTGTAATATTCTCTATATCCATCATTTTTCCAAGCAGAAAAATTTTGATTTTTTTCCTCAAGACCCGTAACGGCTTCCAGTTCTTCTTTAATAATTTGTTTTAATTGTTCTTTAGTGATTCTCATTTTTTTGTTTCCTTTTTGCGCGTGTCATTCTGAGGTCTTTTTGTTGAGTGTTGTTCTAAAAATTTGCGGGTGATATCTCTAACGCTGGGTTCATACTTTTCATCAGAGGCCAGTCCTGAAATTTTGTAGTGTTGGTATGCCTGAACAAAAGTTCTGACACGACTAGTTGATTGAACTAAAATTTTGGGCTCACCTTTCTTAGAAAGAGTGATTCCATTTCCGGTAATCGCCTTATATTCTTTTTGAAGGAACTTCTTGATTTCATTTAACATTCTTTCAATTTCTTGTTCGTACTTTGGATCTGATACATCTTTAAGACGAACATCGCTCTGATAATTTATACAAACAGAGTCTGCGTAAAATTTAACTGAGAAACCATCGTTAACTCTTTTATCCGTTAAGGGGCATCCCTCTTCTCTGTTTAATCCCACTTTACGTAATTGACCATCCAATGAAAATCTTTCATCATGAGCACCATCATATGCATTTGATGCTGCTTGAGCTAATCCTTGAATAATCTCTAATGTTGTTGAACTCATTTATTGGGTCTCCATCCGCTTTTCCATCTACTCTCTCTTCCTTCAACCCATTGAATATAGCAGCTAAAGCAACATTCAAATTTGGTCATGTAGACATCATCATTGGATTTAAATGAATATGTATTACAAACAGGACAAGAACGCTTAGATTCTTCTTTAAGTAGTTTTGAGGGTATAAAAACGCCAAAGATCTCTTCTTTATCTAGGTCTTCTGTGTCTGCGTCTGATGAGAAGGTATCTTTTAATTGTTCTAAATATTCTTTTTCTTTATTATCATTCCAAGTAGATTTTGGGTTCACAACGGTTTCTTCGCCGTATTTCTTTGCAATCGCTTGTTCTACTTTGACGGCGTAGTTTGGGTCTTTGGTACTCATTTTACTCCATTTCGCGCTCAATTGCTTGGATAAATCTGTTTTTTCCCGGAGACAACACTCCAAGAATACCAGCATATTCCGCTATTTGATCAGCAGTATAGTGACTCAGTTCGTAGGCTGCTTGATCTACTGTTCCCTCTTCCATATTTCTTTCGATAATTTCATCGATCTCTTTGACATTCAAAGATGATTCTTGCATTATCATTTCCAGTTCTTCTTTAATAATTTGTTTTAATTGTTCTTTTGTAATTTGCATTTTTGTTATTCCTTGTAATCCAGTGGATCTCTGTGTTTTCCTCTCATACCTTAGCGGTACAAGTCTGCTAATCCTTTCGCGACGATCTGAACC